TTCTCCGTCGAATCGGTGGTGATCACCAAGCCGGTGACCATTGCAGCGGAACTGTCCGCGATGCATGACGCTGCCGTCGCCGTCAGTAACACCTACGGCCGTCGTCTGTTCGTCATGGCCAGTACCACCGGCATGGACGCCGGCAAGTCCTGGTCGGAGTACCTGGTGGAGCAGAAAGCGATCCCCAAGGACCTGGCGGCACCGCGTGTTCTGGTCGTGCCCCAACTGCACGGTAATGACCTGGGCGTGCTGGCCGGGCGCCTGGCCAACGCGGCCGTGAGCATTGCCGACAGCCCCATGCGTGTGGCCACCGGCACCGTATTGGGCCTGGGGCCAACCCCCAAGGACAAGGACGGCATCCCGCTGCCGTCCTCGATCCGCGCCGAGCTGGATAAGGCCCGTTTCTCCGTCTCGCAGACCTATCCCGATTACCCGGGCGTGTTCTGGGGCGACGGCAACATGCTCGATGCGCCGGCGAGCGACTTCCAGGTCGTCGAGTACCTGCGTCTGGCCGACAAGGCCGCTCGCCAGGTGCGTCCGTTGCTGATTCAGCGCGTTGCCGATCGGCGGCTGAACAACACGCCCAACAGCATGGCCGCCGCCGTCAGCGCGCTGATGAAGCCGCTACGGCAGATGGCCAAGTCCTCGACCTTCGCCGGCCAACAGTTCCCTGGCGAGATCGAGGCGCCCAAGGACGGAGACATCGTCCTGGTGTGGAAGACCAAAACCAGCGTGGAGCTGTTCATCAAGATCAAGCCCCTCAACTGCCCGAAAGACCTGACGGCGAACATCGCCCTCGATCTTTCCAACAACGATTCGGAGTAACCCCCCATGTCCCGCATTGGCGGCAAGAACTTTGACATCAACCTGGGGGATCTCCAGGTCCATGTCGACAGCTGCACCCTCGATATCACCGACAACGGCGCGGTGGCAATGAGCCGCGGCGTACCGGACGGCCATGTTGATGGCGACGTTGCAGCGGCCGGTGACTTCGAGTTCGACACCAACAACTTCAACCTGCTGATCGAGGCGGCGCGCACTGCCGGCAGCTTTCGCCAGTTGGAGCCCTTCGACACGGTGTTTTTCGCCAAGGCCGGCGAGGAAGAGATTCGCATTGAGGCGTTCGGTTGCAAGTTGAAGGTGTCCAGCTTGCTCAGTGTCGACCCCAAGGGCGGCGAGAAGACCAAGCACAAGGTGGCGTTCAGCGTCACCAGTCCTGACTTTATCCGTGTGAACGGCGTGCCATACCTCGCTGCTGCCGAGATTGAGGGCTTGCACTGATGGTTTGCCCGTTCGACCGCGCCCAGGCCCTGGAACAACGCCAGCGTGACCAGGCGATTGCCGCCCAGCTCGCCGCGCCGCGTCCGATCGGGCCAAGCCGTACCCACTGCCTTGAGTGCGACAAGCCGATCCCGGAGAAGCGCCAGGCGCTGGGCGGGATCATCCGCTGCACCCCATGCCAATCCCTTTTTGAGCAAGGAAAACGCCGATGACCTCCCGCACCTGGAAGAACTTTTCCGCCGCCGAGCTGCGCTGTAAGTGCGGCAAATGCAACAGCGACGGCAGTGAGATGGATCCTGCATTCATGGACCGCCTGCAGCAACTGCGGGAGCAGTTCGACAAGCCCATGGCCCTGAGCAGCGCGTTCCGTTGCCGCCGGCATCCGGAGGAGTCCAAGAAGGCCGAACCGGGCGAACACAGCCTGGGACAAGCCGTCGACGTGCGGATCCGTGGTGCCGAGGCCCTGGAGCTGCTGCAGCGAGCCTTGAACCTGGGGTTCACCCGTATCGGCGTCAGCCAGCGCGGCAACGCCCGTTTTCTTCACCTGGGCACCGCCCCGGCTGGTAGCCGTCTGCCCAGCCCAATGATCTGGAGCTACTGATGAATCGCCTGTTTATCGCTGTTCTGTTCGTCGGTGTCGCCCTGGTGGGCTGCGCCTTCAGTGATGCCCGTCTGGTTGTTGCGCAGAGCGCTTCCACGTTGGTGGGGGCGTACTGCAAGGCACCACTGCCGGCACGGGCGCTGCTGCGCCAGCAGATCGCCGCCGACACCGCGCCGAACAAGGTCCGGGTGGAGTGCGCCGCCGATGCCCTTTGAAAGTGACCTGGAGCTGCGTCACCGGCCGGGCCACACGCGGTGGCAAGTGGTTCGGCCGCTGCAGTACGTGACCCTGGACGGGCGCCGGATCCTGGTGCCGATCGGCTATCTGTCTGATTTGGCCAGCGTACCGCGCCTGGCGCGCTGGCTGGTCGATCGGGAGGAGCCCGCCGCCCGCCGGCCGTCCGTGGTTCATGACCGGATCTACACCCACGAAGCCCACCGCTTCACCAAGGCCGAGGCCGACCGGATTTTTTACGACGCCCTGCGTGAAGAGGGCATGAGCACCGCATTGGCCTGGCTGATGTGGCAGGCCGTCCGCATCGGCGGCCGTGGCACCTGGAGAGCCTGATATGGAAATGCTGGAGAGACTGATGGCCTTGCTGCCTGAACTGCTGTTGACCGCCGTGATCGGCTTCCAGGCCTTCCTGTTCCGTCAGGTCAGTGAGTCCCGTCGCGAGCACCTGGAGCTGCGCGTGGAGATCGCTCAGAACTACCCGAAACACAACGACATCGAGCGGGCCATGGACAAGCTGGAGCAAAGCTTGCGAGCCCAGCTCGACACCCACTTTAAAACCCTGAACCAACGGATCCATAAACATGACTGATACCCGCGAAATCACCCTGGAAGTCGGCGACAAAGAGTTTTCTTTCACCCTGTCGCCCCAGGACGTCAGCAAGTACTTCAACGCCATGACCGCCACCAACAAGGTCGCCCCGTCCAACAACCTGCTGATCAATACCGTCAAGGCGGACCAGCGCCCCCAGCTCAAGGTGTTGCTGGCCAACCCGGTGATGGTGATGCAACTCGCCGGCGCGCTCCTCGAGGAGTACTCGCCGGACGTTGAGATCATCGTAAAAAAGCCCTCGACCACGCCGAACGACTGAGCGAGGACGGTCTGAGCCAGCTGTTTGCTCTGACCAACCGTTGGTTGCCGGGCGCCGAGCCCACCACTGAAAACATGGGCACGGCGAAATGGCTGGAAGACGAACACTGGAAGCGTATGGAGATCGCCATTGCAAATGGCATCGCCCATGCGCTGAACGGATAGGACCACATGGCTGATCGTAGCGCCCGCCTGGACTTCATCCTGGGCCTGACCGACAAGGTCACCGCACCGTTGGGCAAGGTGAAAATGGGCTTTTCTCAACTGGCGGAAAAGAGCCAGAAGGGCATCACCCAGATGGGCATTGGCCTCGCTGGGATGATCGGTGCTGCCGCCGGTATTTCCGGATCCCTGGAGCCGGCCCTGGAAATGAACCGCGCCCTGGGCGAGGTCCGGTCCCTGGGTGTGGCCGAAGATGCGTTGACCTCGCTGAACAGCAAGGCCCTGGAGTTTTCCGTGAACTACGGGGAGAACGCTCGGGATTTTGTTGCTTCGGCCTACAGCATTGAAGGCGCTATCAAGCGGCTGACGGGCAACCAGTTGGCTACGTTCACCAATGCCAGCAACCTGCTGGCCAAAGCCACCAAGGCCGACGCCGAGACCATGGGCGCCTATATGGGCACCATGTACAACCTGTTCAAAGGCCAGGCCGATGCCATGGGCAAGGACGCCTGGGTTGAGCAACTGGCCGGCCAGACCGCCACTGCAGTGCAGCTTTTCCGCACGAGCGGTGATCAGATCGGCGAGGCCTTCAAGGCCGCCGGCGGATTGGCCAGCACGGCGGGCGTCAGCCTGGCTGAGCAAATGGCTGTTCTCGGCACCCTGGGCAGCACCATGGATGGTGGTGAAGCTGGTGGTCTGTACAAGTCGTTTTTCGAGAACATCAGCGGTGCCTCGGCAAAGCTGGGGATGAAGTTCGTCGATACGAAGGGCAAGTTGCTGCCGATGATGGAGATCCTGGACAAGCTCAAGGGCAAGTTCGGGGATCTGTCGATCGAAGCCAACGGCAACAAGCTGCGTGACGCCTTCGGCGGCGAGGCGGCGCGTCTGATCAGCACCTTGATGTCCGACACCGATCGGCTAAAAAACGGCATGGATCGGTTGGGCAACGTCCGTGGGCTGGAGAACGCCGAGCAGATGGCCAACGCTATGGTCGATCCCTGGCAACAATGGACTGCACTGGTCGAGGGTATGCGGGTGCTGTTCGGCCAGGTACTGATTCCCAGCATTACCCCCTTTATGCAGAAGCTGGTGGATACCGGCAAGCTCCTGATGCGCTGGACGCAAATGTTTCCGAACATCACCCGGGTGGTCGGGCTCACCACGTTGGCCATACTCGCCATCATCGCCAGCCTGTCGCTGCTGACCTTCGTCGTGGGGGTTTCCAAGCTCACCTGGTTGGGCATGGTGACCGTCTGGAACCTGTTGACCTGGAGCGGTTACCGCAGCATCGCCATGTTCATTTACCACACGGTGATGATCATCGCTTTTGTGGCCGGCCTGGCCCTGATGTACACCTGGATGGGCTTGGTCAGAACCGCGATGTTGATCTGGCAGGGCGTGATCTGGTTGGTCAACGCCGCGTTGCTCGCAAACCCGATCGTCTGGATCGTGATCGCCATCGTCGCCCTGGTCGCGGTCGTGATTGCGGCAGTCGTCTACTGGGACGAATGGACCACGGCGCTGATGGAAAGCGAGGCCTTCAAGTGGGTCAGTGACCAGCTCAACGCCCTGACGGAGTGGTTCAACTCCATGGGCGGCTGGAGCGACATGGCGAAGGCCGCCTGGGACGGCATCGTTGCGATCTTCCAGAACGCCATCGCTGGCCTGATCGAGCTGCTGAACAAGATCCCGGGCGTGAACATTAAAACCAGCTTCGGGGATCTGCCGGAGCTGCCCGGCACCGACGTGGCCATGAGCGCCGCGGAAACCGCCGTATCCGCGCAGAAAGCCCAGCAAACCATCAACGCCGCCATTCCCAGCCTCTCGCCGACACGGCCCAACGCAGTGCCCCCGGGTGGGTTGCTGACCAGCATCCAGAACAACAGCAGCAGCCAGACCAAGGGCACGCACGTGGAAAACCTGAACATCCATACCGGCAAGGAAATGACCCCGCTGGAACTCGAAAACATGATGGCCATGGCGGTGCCGGGATGAGCGAGTACATCGACCTGCTGATCCAGGACAACGACCTGGTGCTGGATTTGTCGCGTCAGCCGTTGTTGATCGAGGACCGCGCCAGTATCGCCCAGGACATCGCCCACATGATCCGCGACAGCGGCCTGCTGGTGACCCTGGTCGCCGAGCGCGATCGGCTCAGGCAGCGCGACTGTATCCA